CAAAAATTTAAGTGTATTTAGCATTGTAAAATATAGCAAATATCAAGATTTGCCGACTAACAGCAATCAAACTATCCCACACAGAACAACAACTATTACTACTAATACTACTAGTATAGGTAAAAATATGTTAAGTCTTAGCAGTATGACTGATAAACCTAAGAAAATTGCTATTCCTACCTTGCAAGACTTAAAGACCAAGATCATTGAAAAACCTAAAGAACTTAACGAATTTGAAATTATGCGTGGGAAACTTGATGCAGATGACTTTGAGAAATGGGTTCTGCACAAATTAAACTCTTGATTTTATTATCTATTTAGTTCTTTAAAAATTATATATTTACATTAGCTATAAATATCTTTATTCGGAACAAAAACTAACTGGAGAAATAGTTATGAAAATAGAAAAGGTAATAGCTAAACTTGAAAAGGCACAAGACAAGATCAATACAGAACTAGATGCTTTGAGAGATATGTTAGAAGATCATCTTGAAGAAATGGAAGCAGATGAGACTTACGAAGATTCTGACGAACTAGATGAAGATTTCGCAGATGACGAAGATCTAGAGGACGATCAGTAAAACTCAATCACAGATAAGCTGAAAAGCTGGAAGGTTATCCAAACCTTAACATGAACTCAAAAATACTTAGTATAAAACTATGGGACTATTCCATTGTGTGCTTATTCTTATTTTTTGTTTTTGTGCTTGGCACATTCTTTCCGAATGAACACACCAAGTCTATCATAAGACAAAAAACAATAGAAGAAATTAGGAAGATTGGGTTCTTTGAACCTAAAGTAGAAAATATCTCTAGCGAAAGGTTTATTGTAAGTATGCAGAAATGTATTGCTTATCATAACCTAGAGATAAGGAAGGAAGAACAAATTCCAACAGCATTAATAATTGCTCAAGCAATCGTAGAGAGTAACTTTGGAACATCAAGATTTGCAATAGAAGGCAATAATTTATTTGGAATTAGAGTATGGTCTAAAAATGGTATGCTTCCATTAAAGCAAGAACCATCAATAAATTGGCGAGTTAAAACATTTAAAACTAAATGCCAATCAGTTAAATTTTACATTAACCTGCTAAACACCAATCATCATTACCAAGAATTTAGAATTGTGCGAAACAGAACAAAAGACCCAATGATATTAGCAGATACATTAGATAATTTTAGCACTAGTAAAGAATACGCAAATCATGTTAAGCAGATATTAACCAAATACAAAGGAAAACTATAATGCCAAAACATTACATGAAAAAAGGTTCTAAGAAAACTGGAAGCAAAAAAGGCAAAAAAAAGTAATGGCTAATGAAACAACATCTACTTCATTAAGCAAACTTTATACAAACAAGGTTAAAACAAAAGGCACTTATAGAGTTTATAAACCTAAACCTTTAAAGATGCCGAGAAAAAAGAAATGAAAAAACCAATCTGGGAAACTAAAAGACCAAGAGGACTAGGCAAACCAAAACCATTTAATAAAAAAACTAAAGCTTATAAATCTGCAAGACGATCTGCTGGTCAAAAGTTCGCCAAGAAATCTAGCTTTGTCAAAAACCTTTACATAGCCAAAAGACTTAAAAGAAAATGAACTTAGATAAGATAACCTTTGGAAGCAGGATTATTAATCTAAACCTAATAGACAAAGAAGTTGCATCTAAAAAAAAGATATTCGGTGAATTTGACTGCGATAATAATACAATAACTTTAGATAAATCATTAGATAATATTCAAATGAGTAACACATTACTGCATGAGATTTGCCATTTAATACACGACCATTTTAAATTAGAATTAAGTGCAAAAGCTGAAGAACTTGTATGCAATTCAACAGCAAATGGAATCTGTGATATACTTTACCAAAACCAAGATTTATTAGACTTCCTTTACAAATCTCTTAAAAAAGATTAATAGAACATTTAACGAACATAGTCGGTTAATATGGATAAGGAGATACAACTAATAGACAATTCTAAGAAGATAGGGAGACCAAGATTTGAGTTTACCCCTAAAGTATTAGATCAAATAGAAAAATTAGCTTCTGTTATGTGTACGTTGCAAGAAATAGGCGATATAATTGGTTGTTCACATGACACCATACAAAGAAATCAAGAAGCTAAAGAAGCTATTAAACGTGGAGTTGCTAACGCAAAGCAAAGTATTAGAAAAACCCAATTTGATATAGCTACTAAATTAAACTCAAGCATAATGGCTATGTGGTTAGGTAAAGTTTATCTTGGACAATCTGACAAGATACAAAATACTGATGAGAATACACCATTACCTATTTATGATATTGTTGAAGAACCAAAAGAAGTTATTGAACTAAAAGAAGTCAAAGATGAGTAAGTGTATATTCTGTAAAAGACCAATGGTTAATAAGTTAGAGCAACACATAAAAGCTTGTCATAAATGTATTGTGGATTTACTTATGAAGAAACATAATTTAAAAGTTAAGAAACAAGCACCAATAAGTATTAACACAAAGAAGTATGGCAAAGTTTAGTTTAAGAAGTTCTGATAAGAATAGAAAAGGTGGATTAAGTGCATCTGGTCGTGCAAGATACAATAGAGCAACTGGAAGTAATCTAAGACCACCAGTTAAAGGTCGTCCAAGTACACCAATGCAACTGAGACGCAAAGGTTCATTCCTAGTTAGAATGGGAAGTGCAAGAGGTAGATTGTTTGACGAGAAGGGTCGCAAGACTAGACTGAAACTAAGTTTAGAAGCTTGGGGTTATAGAGGTAAAAGCAAACCTGAAGCAGTAGCTTTAGGTAGAAGATATTTGAGGGCATATCAGAATAAAAAAAAGTAGTGGAATATTTTATAGTATTCTTCTTGATGGTTCTCAATGTAGATAAGTTTGAACCAATGGCTTTGACTATGGCTAACAACTTAAAGTTTAAGAGTTATGAAGAATGTGTAGAATTTGGCTATAAACAAACAATGTTTATAATGGAAAGTTTAAACGAACATAGTATTATATATAAGGATTTAATGTTCAAATGTGTGGAAGAAAAAAACCAAGAAGCATGATTGATAGGAAGCAACGAGGGTCTAACGATCTTGAAGTAATTATTTACGATCTAAAAAAACAAATAGATCTTTTGCAAGAAGAAATCCAAGCTAAAGAATTAGAGTTAAAAAAACTTAGAGATAATGATTAATGTTTTTATCGGCTATGACAGCAAAGAGAAAATAGCTTATCACATACTCACTGAGAGCATACTAAGACATAGTTCAGTACCAGTTAGATTCATACCACTTTACCTGCCGAATCTTAAAGACTCATTCACAAGACCAAGAAACACTTTATCATCTACTGAGTTCTCATTTAGTAGATTTATAGTTCCTTACCTTATGGAGTACAAAGGTTGGGCATTATTCCTAGATTGCGATATGCTATTTAAAACTGACATTAAAGAACTATGGGATTTAAGAAATGATGATTATGCAGTTATGGTTTGTCAGCATGATTATACACCTAAGCATTTATCTAAGTTCGGCAATCAAATACAAACTGTTTATGAAAAAAAGAACTGGTCTAGTCTAATGCTAATGAACACAGCTAAATGCAAACAGCTTACAAAAGAATATGTAGATACTGCATCAGGATTAGAACTTCATCAATTTAAATGGACTGATAAGGTTGGTGGTTTACCTTTAGAATGGAATTGGTTAGTTGGCGAATACCCATACAATCCTAATGCTAAGAACATACACTTTACAGAAGGTGGTTGTTACTTTGAGAAATACCAAGACTGCGAATACTCATCTGACTGGTTTAACATCTACACTAATACAGTTAAGATTCAGTTATGAACTTTATAACTGGAAGCGACAAAGACCATGAAGATATACTTCAATGGTTTATTCGTGCATACAACAAACATCTAACTAATAAACTTTACATAGCTGACTTTGGTTTAGAGAATAACTATCCTAATTCCATATCTTACAAACCTTTAATGAAAGCTTGGTACTACAAACCAAGAATGATGTTAGAAACTTTAGAGAAACAAATATGTTGGATTGATAGCGACATAGAAATATTAACTGACATATCAGATGTCTTTGAACTATCACAAGGGTATGATATTGCTGTTACTGAAGATTGGTGCAATAGACATAATCACTTTGCATCAGGTTTAGTAGTTTGTAACAATAAAGATTTCCTACAAGAGTGGAAGTTAGAATGTGAAAAGTTCTTAACTTATGGAGATCAAGAGTGCTTAAACAATATTGCACATAAGTACAAAGTTTTAACTTTACCTAGAGAATATCAATGGCTTAGACTTGCAGAAACAAACACAAACATTAAAACAATACATTGGACTGGAAAAGATGGAAAAGCAATTATTAGAAAAAAGATTAGAGAGTATTCATAGAAACGAGAACATAATATCAGTACCAGTTAATAAGATTAAATATTGTAGTCAGATTAATAGGCAAGAAGGCGATAAAAACTGGAGTGATGTTAGAGTCTATTCAAACAAAGA